ATTTGCAGAAAATTGCGCCCTCCGTGCTTCACTCCGCCAAAAGTGACCTCGTATTCGCCGGCGAAAAACGCTCCATCTCCCAGATCGCCCCGGCTGTTGTCTAAGACCTGAGTGATGGCGTCCACGTAGGCTTGCAGGTTGCTTTCGATCTGATCCAGCCGGTCCTGGGAGACGCGCGCTTCTACCGTCATCTGAGCTTCTCCGGAAAACGTGCGAAACTTCTCCCGGAGCTGATTGACCACTTTGTTGCAGTAAACGTAAACCAGCGGATAATTGTTTGGCGTGCTCTGTTCTGATAGATCGGGCGGCACGTTCTGCCCGATGATTTGCTGGGTCGTTATGGCCGGGAGGCTGATTCCCTGCTGCACCACCAAGGCTTCCACGGCCGCGGGCACGCCGGCGGCGGCGGCCAGCACACCTAATATTTTCTGCGTGCTCGATCCAGCAATTTGCAGCATCCTCAGCCCCTTTCGATCGCGCGCTGGTCCACAGCGAACCACGTCGGCAGTTGTCCCGTTGGCAGCGCCACACCGGCATTCAGCGCCGAAGTCATCGTCCAGCCGATGCTGGCCGCCACAGGATCCGCATTCTGCAAAGTCAGCGTTCCCGGAGTCGTTCCAACATAAACATTCCAGGTCGTGATATTTGCTGGTGGAGTACCCACGCTAACGGAGAGCTGTTGCCCGTCGGACGTGCCCAATTGCACCACCTCGCTCGGCGCTCCTTCCTGGCCGGTCGCGCCCACCCAAGTCGCCGCGACGTAAAACGTCCCGCCGGCCGAGGTTCCCGCAACGCTCGATAGCGTCGGAGCCGCGGCCTCCGGGACTGGGTCGGCTACTAAGCCAACGCCAATCTGAAAATAAGTCCGCTGGCTCGCCTTCGCCAGCACCTCGTATTCGGCCCACTTGCCTTCATACCGGTTATTGAGTTGGTTGTTATAGGCGTCGCGATAAACCAGCGCAAGCGTCCGATGAACATGCCACCTCCGCAAGGGATCTGTTACTACGACATTGGTCAAATTCCGCAAATTCAAGGATCCCGCTGCATCGCCCCATGGTGAGTAGTCGCAACGTAGCGGCCGCCGCAGCAGAAACGACACCACTTCGTTAGCCAGGTCCTGTTGAGCGAGCGTTAGCTTCGACGCCAGATTGATGTTTTCCGTGCTGGCGACAGTGAGGATAGAGTTTTCGCACTGTTGAAGATCCACCGCCGTGCTGATGGGGTCGTCGTTAAATAACGCCATCGCAATTCCCTACCCTCTACCGTTTCTCGATTCGCGATGCGCTCTTCAGTGCTCGCAAATCCGCGTCCGAGATCACGTTCACTTGAACCTTCTCCGCCAGCATCCGCTGTTGCGCTTCCTCCAGCGCCTTTCGCGCCGCCGCTCGAAACTCTGCCGCCTCTTCGGTGCTTGCCAGGCGAGCGTGCCCTTCCAGGATCAGCCGCGCTGCATTACTCCTCGAAACCTCGGCGAACTGGCCCGGCCGCCCGCCGTCGGGCGTTTCCAGACTCACCACGACGACATGCGGTTCGGCGATTTCTCGCTCCAGTTTTCGCAGCTTTTGAAAGAATACCCGTAAATCCATCCCGCTCCTTTTGTTGACCGCGGGCAGACGCCTTCTTGCACCTGCCCGCCTTGCTTCCCACTTCCCGCTGCTTAGCTGTTCACCTGTACCCCAAATACGTTTTGAAGCACCGCCGTGCCGTACAGCACATCCACCGTGAATTGCTGCCCCAGCGTATTCGGCTGATAGCTCATCACCACCCGGATTCCAAAATTCCCCATTTCCGCGTATTCCGCGATTGCGCCCGTCCCCGGGAGTGGTTGCGGAAGTCTGCGGATCACCAGCCCGATCGCATCTCTCGTAAAAGCCAGATTGTGGGTGTTCACTGGCCCGCTCCCGGTTTTCTGCACCAGTTGCGATCGGAATACGAAGAAGTCTTTGATCTTGCCCACCGTGCCGTCCACCAGGGCCCGCAAGCCGGCGTCGCCCGACGAGTAATATTCGCTGAAGCGTGGAATCTGTCTCATTGCCGAGTAACTCACCGGATCCACCACCAGGTACTTACTGGACACCGACGGCACTTTCGCCTGGAACAACGTCGTTTCTGCCTGGTCGACCACTGCTTCCGTGATCGCGATCCCAGCCGTACCAACTGCTGTATTCGCGCTGAACTGCGAATACAGGTTTAGTATGTCCGACTCGATCCGCTCCGCGATCGCAATCACCGCCGGCTGCATATACAACTTCAGAAGGTCCGGCACTGCCAGCACCTTCGTTACATCCGGAATCTGAAACGTCGCTTCCGCGTGCGTGTTTAGCACTATCTGGGCGTTCCCCAGGTTCGGATTCTGCGTCTGAACCATGCCGCCCTCCGCGATGTTGTTGGCTACCAGCGTCGGCGGTATGGGCACGTTCACCGTGTCGCCCGCATTGGCTAGTGTAGGCTCATAGTCGCGATTGACCAAGTTGCCCATCACCAGGTTGCTTACCAGCGCCGGCAGGGCGTCCACTGCGACCAGCTTCACGATTGCATTTGCTACATTTGCTGATGTAATTGTTCCCATTAATCTTTACCTCGTTTGTTGTTCTCGAACCCGCGCCGGGCCTTGCGTTCCCTTCAGCCGCTTCCCGGCGTCCTCCTTACATCCCTCGGAGTGCCTGACTCGCCACCCTGGAGACCTCTTGGCGGACCTTGTCCAGTTCTTCCGAACTCATACCCGGCCGAATTTTATCCAGATCGAATCCGCCGGTATTCGAGGCCGCCTTCGGCCCCGACCCCATTCCCGATCCGCCGGTGATGCGGGCCGGTAACAACTCGGGATTCTCTTGCACAAACTGCTTCAGATAGTCGCGCAGAGGAACTTCTTCCGGACCGCTGCGCCCCATCAACTGACCGTCCTCGCGGCGATGCACATCGTCCTTTACCGCCCGATAGGCCAGGTCCACTTTGGCTACGCCCAGACGTTGTAGCTCGGCGCGAATTGACGAGCTCCGCTCCGCCTCTTCCGCCATTCGCCGGCTGTGAACGTTCTCTTGAACCAGATCGTTCACCCGCCTCTCTAAATCCTCGCGCCGCTTGCGTTCATCTAACAGCTCGACCTTGTACGCGGGTTCCGCCTTCACTTGCTCGGATTGGACAAACTCCTCAATCACGCCCCGTATAAGTGAACGCAATTCGGTCCCGTCCGTTCTTGACTCTTCCATATGCCTCCCAGCAAAGTTTTGAGAACACTCCATTCACGGTTGTTCTTGATCGATTTCGCGACCGATCCGGTCCTTCACCTCTTGCCGGATGTCGCATAAGAACTGAAACGCCGGCTTCTTGAAAACTTGTTTCTTCAAAGTCGGCGACTGGATGCCCAGGCTAAGTAACCGCTGGGCGTCCTCTAACTCTGTGCCAAAATCGCCAATGTCGAATTCATCCATGCCGGACACATCGATGCTCAATCCGTCCTCTCGCGCCGCCTCAACCGCCCGCAGCACTCGCTTGATGGAGTCCTTGATTGCGTCTCCGTAGGCGCGCAACACTTCCTGGGTAATTGCGTAATCCCGCTGCTTACTGACGCCCGATTGCGTGGCATTTCCCGACAAAGCTCCGCCGGCGTGACTTACATAACAAACTCGGTAGATCTCTTCCTGTAATCTCGTGAGATTGTCAGCCGCAATCTGGTAGACATTCCCCTGCGGCTCCGTCCATCCAAACCGGTCCTGTGGCCCAAGCTGAATGTAGTACGACTCGCCCATTACCTGGTTCCAGTCGCGCTCCGAGTAAATCACCGGCATCGCGAACAGCCCCATCGTCAGAGCCCACCCCAGTGCATTGGATTTGTTAAAGTGCTCCAGTTGCAGCGAAGCCGCCTTGTTCAATAGCCACAGCCCATCGGATACTTGCAGTTCCACCAGCGGCACACGCGCCAGTTTAGCCAGCCCGTGGCGGCCTTCGGCCACCAGTTCCACGCCGCCGCGCTTCGGCCCTTCTTCTGCCTGCTCATAGATGCGGTACTTCTCCTTGTCGTAGTAGA